ACCAAGTTCAGGGAGGCTTATCATGGCAATGCGGTGCGCCTCGCTGAACCTGGCCCAGATGCAAGTCCAAGGGACAAGTTACAGTGGTCCTTGTATTGTCACTTGGCATTTGAGATGATTGGCCGGCAGGTCGACTCTCAAGCTGCTGTCTATCTGAAACGTAAGGCAGAAGCCTGGGCACAGCGTCAAAAGGCTGACGGTGTGGTTCTGTCGCCAGAGGAATTTATGGCGATTTTTGTTGAGGCGTCCTCTTCAGCGTTAGCTCCTTCTAGCTTCGACGCTGCCTGGGAGAGGTATATGCGAGCCGAGGGAGACCTTGGTGTGCACCGTCTCAATCTGCTTAGGGATGGCGTGAAGGTCCAAGACTTTCGCTGGTGGGAGAGGCCCCTAATTCCGAACTGGCTCCGAACTTCTTTTCCCCGTTGGGTAGAAGAGAAGAGGCAGGTCAGAACAAAGGTGGTCATCCCCAAATCCCAATAGCAGTTTCGGGCGCGGGTGCCCTATATGGTGTGCTGCGACAGGCCTCCCCTCAAGGCCGTTGGAGCACATGCACAAATATTAGCAATCCCTTCGACGTTATGTAACCATAAACATGTGATGCGGCAACTAATTCCACAGGTTAATTTACCAGATAATTTTAGATGCGGCGGATTTTATGGGTGCATTAAAAATGAAGTTATATCTTTACACGAGAGGCATATTCAACAGGTACCGGAATGGAGGCTGAAGAGTGGCTACTTGTGGGACCTGGGCTTTACATTCTTGCGAGAGGATTTTCCTCCAAGGAGGCGGGTGAAGTTGACCCGTGAAGAGTGCATAGCCCAGGCCTCAGAGTGCCGGCGTAATCGTATGCGCAATGCTTACCGCAATATAGATTTAAACGGATGGTCAGATAGGTATGCTAGAGGGAAATCTTTTGTTAAGTTTGAAGAGTTCGAATGCACTGAAGACTTAGATCAGAAAGCATGTCGAATGATTCAGCACAGGAGTGATGAATATTGCTACACACTTGCACGATATATGAAGGTGATAGAGAAGTCAACTTTATATAAAAGACGTTGCAATCAGCGGATATTCATGAAGGGGCTAACACCCCGACAGAAGGCCAAGACACTACGTTCAGCAGCAGAAAGCTTTCGCAATCCTGTGTTTATCTGCCTTGATCACTCGAGATACGATGCCCATTTGGTAGAACAAATAAAGGCTCGAGTGAGGGAATACTATAAGGAGTTTTTCCCAGGCGATGATAAATTTAACCACTTACTTCACATGCAAAAGAACAATACAGTCACAAGCTCTAATGGAGTTAAATACAAGGTTACGGGCACTTTACTCTCTGGCGACTATAATACGTCACTAGAGGGTAACCTTGTGAATTACGCTGCTTTACGAGTTGTCTTCCAAGATGTTAATGCTCGGTATCTGGTTGACGGTGATGATTCAGTAGTTGTGTGTGATGCCACTTGCCTTACTTCCGCGCATTTTAGCCTGCTAAAGGAGATGTGTTTGACCACAAAGGTCGACGTCCATTATTCGATATATGACGCCGACTTTTGCCAATGCCAGTACATTGACACTGTGGAAGGTCCACTTTTCGTGCGTAATCCGTTTCGAGTTATGTCAAGGACATGTTACACGGAGAAAACGTATGATAATAGGGCCACATACTCCCGCCTCTTGAAGGCTGTGGGCATGTGTGAGTTGACTTGCAATCGTGGGGTTCCGGTTCTACAATCCTATGCTGATATGCTGGTTAGATCAGCTGGACCAGTTGAACAACTACATGGTGAGCTATCCTTAATGCTTGCTAAGCGTGGTGTTTCGCTGAATAATAAGACACTTCCAATAACCCAAGAGGCTAGGTTGAGTTTCGAATTGGCGTTCGGGATTCCCCTTCACCAGCAGCTTGAGCTCGAAGCAGTGTTTAACACTACTGAGCTCGACCTGCTTCTCCTTACCTCGCGGGACTTCAATACTTAGTACACCCGCAGGCGTCCAAGTGCTAGCCACACAGTTCCATTTGGGACAGGGGCGGACGTCTCCC